TGTCCGACGAGCAAGTCATAAACGTTCTTGCCTGACGTCTTCCACATTGGAAGGCCAAGGACACGCGACTTGGTGTCAAAGAACGCCGTGGCGTAGTTGCCGTGTTGGATCCTGAGATTTTCCTTGGCCAGAAGTTTGGCCAGCATCCCCTGCTGATTCATATTGACTTGCTCGATCATGGTAATATAATACTAAGTCTGGGTTAAATGTACACAAAAAAGTGCAACTATTTTCGCTGTTGAATATCAACTACTTATACGCGGAATCAGGCGATCTTGCTGAAATTGTTGAGCTTTTGGAAGGTGATTTTAGTCGGAAACTTGCCGTCGAGCAGATCCTGCTTATGGGAAATGACAAAGACATTCGTCTCGGTACCGAGCGTGTTAAGGATCTTCATCAGATTGTCGACCCCGTCCGTGTCCATTGACGAGTCGAACGTCTCGTCGAGGATGAGCAGATTCGTCGATATCGAGTTTTTCATCTTGGCAACCTGCCGCCACGTGAATAAAAGGGCCAGATCGATCCGCTGCTTTTCCCCTTCTGAGAATGACGCATATGAAAAGTCATCACGATGGCGAGACCGAATCTTTTCCTCGAATGATTCATTCAGAGTGAACGAGACAAAGAAGTCAAGCACATTCAAATATTGATTCACAAACTTATTCATGATCGGCAGATATTGACGAATCACTTTGGTCTTGATGCCGGTGTCCTTGAGCAATTCAGACAGGATCTCGTTATATGTACGAATGTCAAGCTGCGTGGCCCGAAGATCAGATAATGAATCACGTTCGGCTCTGAGTTGATTCAAAAGTTCCTGGGCAGATGACGTATCAGTCGTTTGATTTGCCGATGCCAGCTTTTTATTCAATGCTGCGATCTGCAACTCGAGTGATCTGATTGATGCGTTGGTAGCAGCCAAAGACGATTGGACCTGAATCATCTTATTTACTGCCGCATCGGCCAATTGCAACTCAGCATCGGCTGCATTCATTGCATCATTGAGTTTGGTCAGACCGTCATTTAATTCTTGTGACTGCGTGGAACACTGATGAGCCCTGCGGTCCTTGATCGTTTGCTCGATCTTCTGTTGGCATGTCGGGCACTCGTCATTCTTTTGATAGAACTCTGATTCGGTATGGATCCTATCCAGATTGGATTGAATCTGTGCCTGATAACCGACAAGCGTCTGTCTTTTCTTTTGTGCTGCCAATTTTGCGACCATCACGGTCTTCACATTGGCATTGATTGTGGACTGATATGTAGTGGCCTCGGTTTGCTTCTCTGCAATCTCAGCCGTAAGCGTATCGATCTCGGTTTGTATTTCGGCTTGTTTGCCCTGATCGATCTTGGTCAATGCATCAATGTGTGTATTCTGCAGCGTGATCTTTTCCTTAATCAGATTGAGATGACCTTCGGTTGCAGAGATTGTGTCACGAAGTTTGGCTGCCTTTTCTTTCAGGAGCACATTCATCTTGGTGAACACGTTGATGTCAAGCAGATCCTCAACAACTTCGCGTCTGGTCCATTGCGGGAGTTGCATGAACGGAATGAATGAAGAAGATCCTAGAACGACAACCTGATGGAATGATTTGTAATTCAGCTTGAGAATGTTTGACTCAAGCACCTTCTGATAATCACGCGAATGTGATTCTTGATTCAAAAGAACTTTATCTTGCCAGATCTCAAACACATTGGGGCGTGCACCGCGCACGACTCGATATTGTGTCTTGCCAATACTGAATTCAACTTCGACCAAACAATTCTTTTGATTGATTGAATTTACAAGTTGTGCTTTGTTAATATCCCGATGTGGCTTTCCAAAGAGTGCAAATGACAGTGCATCCAATAGTGTCGACTTTCCAGATCCATTTGCACCGACAATCAGCGTGGATCTGGAAGATGACAGATCGATCTCATTGGGCATGTCGCCCGTTGAAAGAAAGTTCTGCCATTTAATTTTACTAAAGAGAATCATATTGTATCTTGTGACTGCGCTTCGACATAAAGCTCTTGAATCAATGTCTTCAACCGAGCCTTGTCAAGATCCGTTTCAACGGCCTCAATATATGTATTGAGCAACTTGCCTGTGTCTTCCAGAGACAGGTGATCGTCTTGCACGGCTTCTCCAGAGAATTCCTCAAAGCTCTCAACGATCTTCAGTTCAAACGGACCGGCCTGTTGCATGCGATCCACGTACTTGTCAAAAACAAATGGATCAGTCTTCTTGGCCACAATGACCTTGACAAACGATCCAGCCGCACGATCAAACTTACATTTGTCAATTACATCCTGCGGCTTGTCATAGATCGTATCATTGTACACAAAGCGATTAAAAATCGAATTTGTATTTTGAATGGCCGTAAGCTCACGTGTCTGCGTATCGAGTACGTGGAAGAACTTAGGATCATCTGCATCGGCCCACGTCTGTTCGTATTGTGTGCCAAGATAATGAATATTGTCCTTGGAAGATTTGGTGTGATAGTGGCCAGAGAGGACCATCTCAAATCGAGTGAACATGGATGCGTCCATACCGTGAGCGGCCACCGGCATTCCTTTCATCATCTCAAATCCTTTTAATTCCAAATGAGACATTAGAACAGGCGCTTTGCACGTGTTGATGAAGTCGATCGACTTGGCATAATTATCCACAGTGACCCATGGAAGAAAGCCAATATCCAGTCCGCCCATATTAGTGACAAGCGGATTCATGCAGATATAGACGTTGTCTTTATAATAACCCAAGACCTCACGCAGGCCGCAGAGTTCGTTGGTGTTTCGAAAGTAGACGTCGTGATTGCCCGGAATGATGGCCATCTTCATGTCACGATCCGCCGCAGGTTCCAGCAGCATCTTACGCGACCGATGAAGCACCTTGTAATTTACAAACTTGCGATGATCGTAGAAGTCGCCCAGATGAATGATGTCCTTGATTCCGTTCTTGTCACAGTACGGAAAGAAGACATCGCGAAAGAACTTCTCCGTGTAGTCGATGAATACATCGGAGGAGTTCCTCAGACCGAAATGAGAATCATTCAGGATCGCAATACGCATATCAAAAGAAACACTCGATCGTTGAATCGGCCGGTTTGCCTTTGCGCTTACCGGTCTTCATGTCCTTCTTCAGCTTCTTGCCGAATTCTTTCAGTGCACCATCGCGTACGCGGATCGAGTCAACCTTGGTACGAATACGCTCGATGATCGATTCACCGCCGGTATGCAGCGTAGATCCGTCCTCGTCGTCGAAGTTAGCAAAGGCGCCGATGCCTGCGTGTTCCATGTAAAGCACCTTGATGTCTTGCTGCTTCTTCTCCTTGGCAATACGACGAAGGAATGCAAAGTAACAGATCTGAGTGAAGTATGCAAATGCATTGGGCAGACCAGTACGAGTGGCCGCATCGACATTATAGTTGTGAATGGCCTTGATGCAATTCTCCACGGCATCCATCACCATCTCTTCACGATAAGTGTATCGAATGAAATTAGGTTTGCGTGAAAGGCCTTCAGAGATTTTCAAGAAGCACGTGCCGATGTACTCGGTAACCCGTGGTTCTTCAGTCTTGGCTTTTCGTGCAGCCTTGGCCGCCTTGACATAGTCGACGACTGATTGGCTGAACTCTTTGTTATTTACGTAGTGTTCCCGCTGCGAGGGTTTTATTTTGATAGGTAGTGTGTCTGACATATTCTAGATATTATTATATCATACTTGTGCAAAAAGTACATCCAATTTTAAAAACAAATTACATCGAGCCTAAGCAATTCAATGAGGAATAAAGATGTACAAATGTATGTATGCATGGTATAATATTCAGAACACCACAACGCTACAAGAAGAACACTAATTATCAAGCCAATTGATATTAACTAAGGGGACAAGAAGAAAGACAATGATGCACAGGCAAGGAAGTCAATTAAGCTCCATGCGCTTCTGATTCTTAAGATTGGCCATGAGATCTTCGACGCCAGTCTTCTTCTGAACGGTCTTGACATCTTCCTTTACAGCCTCAGCCATTTCTTCCGGAGTCATAATGCCTTCCAGACGTTCGAGCAGGAAATAACGGCAGTAGGCAAACTTCTCTTCAAATGTTGCTTCGGTCTCTGCCAGAATACGATCAAATGCCACGCGTATGTGTGCCGTATCACCGGCCATCCACGGAATGAATAATGTTTTAATCGAGTTCTCACCCAGACCACGAATGATCTGTAGAGGGCGAGAGATCACAATATATTCATCGGCCATGTCACGGTGAGTTTCTTCTGCCAGCACAGTGGAGCCGTCAATCATTCGATAGACGAATATTGACAAACTTTCCGTATATTCTTTAAGGTCGTCGGTCATGGCAGCGGTACTTCATGTATTTCATAATCAAACTTCTCCCGTATGTAAGTATTTATCCTTTCAACGGCGTGTGCGTGCGTGTAGTTCTTTTTCTTCTTCCAACAAAGATCATCGGCCAAATCATAAACCGTAGTTGGACGCCCATCATCAGATTTACGTAGCCCTCGACCGATTGATTGGAGCAAACGTATTTGACTCTTGGTTGGTGATGCCATGATCAAATTATGCAGATTGCGAATATTGACACCAACCGAGAATGTGCCCATTGAAGCCACAATGATCGCGTCTTTTTCTTTCTCTGTGATCTCACGAATTCTTTCGCGTTCATCTGTATCCACGGATCCAGAGACATAAAACAATTTTCTCTGAGATCCTGCCAACTTTTTCTGAATCAGATCATATAACGGTTTGCCGTGCTTCTCCACATAATTAAATAGCACTAGCGTATTGCCTTTCTGATCAATGGTCAGATTAGCAATCAAATTATTTCGTGCACCATAACCGACAATGAAGTCAATCTCGGCTGCATAATCCATCTTACCCAGACCTTTCTTGATCAGATCCGGATATTTCAGCACGAGCACATGGATCTTTAATTGTGCCAGAGTATCCGATGCAATCAGACTCTGTGTAGTTGTGACCTGATACACCGGACCGAAGCAACCTTCAAGTACTAATTTATTTATTTGTGTGCCATCAAGCGTCCCGGTGGTACCGATTCGCATCCACGTATTCTGCAGGCAACCCATGATCTTGGTCAAAGATGCTGCTTTGAACTGATGTGCCTCGTCGCCAATTACGCATCCAAATTGCAGGAACCAATTTCGATTCAATGTGATGGCTGATTGCCAAGTGGTAACCACAACACGTGCTTCAAAGTTCTGCTTTTCTTTACCCGAGTAGATACGATGCACATCGGTAGATGCAGCAAATGAATCATCGCCCGAAGAGTATTCCTCAAAGTCTTTGTACATCTGCTCAACCAGAGAAGTCGTAGGCACAATGACGATCACCTTCTTTTCCGCATCTTTCTGCAAGAACCAACGGATCAGCTGATAAATGATCAGCGACTTGCCGGATCCAGTAGGAGACACGAGTACTGCCCGACGATTAGATACACCGTGCTGAAATGCAGAGACCTGATAGTCGCGCGACTGAATCTGCTTTCCGTTGTAATGAAGAGGAATAGAATCCAGGAACTTCTGCACCTCAATTAGTTCAACCGGAGGAACTACCAGATCGGTCTGAAACTCATATCCACGAGTCTTACAGAATTCTGAGAGATGGAACAGCAAACCATAAGGCAACGTATTGTTACGAGAATTGAATAAGCGTACACGGCCGTCCCAGAGTTTATTCTTATAGGCGGGCATGAACTTATACCCGTTTGCAAAGAATGTAAAGAACTCAGAGACTTCCATGAGCACGCCGGTATCGGCGCATTCAACAAAAACCTCTGTCTCATCTTTTCGACGAGCCGTGACGATTGTAGGCATTATGCTCCAGAAGTAAACTTTTTCCAATCGATCATGTTCTTCACGACCGAATGCCTCCAGCGAAGCGTATCCATAATCTCTTCCAGAGCCTGATTGATCGTCTTCTGATATTCGATCTTGGCTGTAAGTTTCTGAATGTCCGGATCGGAGTCGTAGAACATATCCATGTCTGAACGTAAAGGCTTGGTCATGCCGTTAAACGGATCGTATGCCCATCCCTTCTCATCCATTTGCTCTTTGGTCATTTTCCCGTTGTAGTACAGGAATTTGTCGCGTCGTAGATCTGTAAGCTGAATCTCTGCGCGCTTGGTGGAAAGGCGAGACTCCGTTAGAAGTCCCAGGTATTTGGAATGAATCTTGGCAAACTTACGAGAACTTTCATCTAGTTGAACCTGATCGATCTCACAGTCAGTTTCCCACATCTTTAGAATTTCATCAATTGGTAGCATAATATAAAATTATTTATCAAGTGATAAAGTCGAAGTGATTATACCTGAAGGAAACCTCACAGGAGAGATACTCAACATCGGTTGCCTGTGTAACAAACTCAAATCCAGAAAGAGACGTAGGAAACGCATCAGTGAAGCGAATGCGTTTATTCAGATTGTTCTTGGAGGTCATTACGGAAAGAATCAGATCGTGGCGCGTGGGCATTCCAGCAGTATTTGAATTAGCCTTGATCCAATTCAGCACCTCTTGATAGTTGGTCATATCCTGATCAACCATGAAGCGAAGTGAAAGCGGCTCATATGTCACGTGATCACCAGGAGTGAATCCCTGCTGATTACGATAATTGGTCACGACCTCACCGATCGAAACCGAGGGCAATGAAACTGACGTGGCAAAATATGCAATGTTTGCATATAGCTGATTGTCAATGGTCAGCATCCAACTGGTCGGTGCCAAAAAATTGCGATTCGTAGTAAGTGTACTCATGCTGAATATATTTATGCAAAAAAAGGGAGTCCCCTTTCGGAGACTCCCTTGTGAGACGGATTACTTAGTTAGCCGGGGTCGGAGCGGGCGCGGGCTTAGGCGTCGGAGCGGGCGCGGGCTTAGGCGTCGGACGGGGGCCTTTCGGGCGGAGGGGATATCCCATAATAGTACTTATTAGTTGTTGTTGTGGTTGGTTTACTAAGGGGATGCCCCGTAAAGGGCATCCCCCAATGGTTTACCGATTAGACGTTAGCAAACAACTGCGTGCCTTTCAGGCTCAGGTTGCTCACAGCGAAGTTACGGTAGTAGAAGTTACCACGGGCGATACCAGCCTGGTTGGCCGCATTTCCGGGAACCGTCTGCTGCACGAAGGGGTTCGCAACCAGACCATAACGGGTCTTGAAGGCGATCTTCGGCTGGAACGTCGCGGGATCCACGGCGCGCACCATTGTGAGGGGCACGTAAGGAGCGTAGAAGATACCGGCGTCGTAGGGGTTAGTACCACGGTAACCGACCGTGACGTAGTCGCTTGTGGAATACGGATCAACGTACACCTTGATGCGGCCATTGAGCACACCAGCAAAGGTGTTGCCCGTATCGTCCACTTCGAGGTTTGTGCTCAGCGCGGGAGCGTAATTCAACACACCGGTCGAAGCGAGCGTGGAAGCCACGTTGCTCGAGCAGATGATGAAGTTACCTTTGCCACGGCGCGTATCCTTAGCGATCTGATTCGCTTCGAGTTCGATCTGCACCAGCATCGCTTTGTAGCGTTCCACAGCCCAACGGCCATCAGCATCGGTCGCCACGTCGTACGTACCAGGAGTGGTCGTATAGTTAGCGCCAGCAAACGCGTTGCGGTTGATGGTCTCGATGACTTCACGGTTGATTTCGAACAGGATCTCGGAGGAGAGGATGTTCGCCAGTTCGGACTCAGCATCCAAACCATGAACAGCCTTGAGGTCCTGCGCCAATTCCATCGTGTAGTCAGCTTTCAGCGCGCGGGTATTAGCCGTCACGGTGGATTTCTCGATCGAGAAGCCCATGTTCTTGAAGCCATAATTAGCCGAGCTAGCAACGTAGTCGCCCGAGAGCGCTTCGCCATTAGCTGTCGAGTAGGTCTGCGACGAGGTCGATGTATCGCCAGAGAACGCCGAGTTAATCGGGGCGCGGCTGTGGATATACGTAATGGACAGTCCATCATCACTGATCGTGAGTGCATTAGACACCTGCAAGGCATACTTACCATCATTCGAGCCATCGTTGGTCGGATCAATGATCTCAACGATCGTGTTGGCAGGGATACCCTCACCAACGATTTTACCACCAACAGCAATGTTATT